CGACTGCCGCAACGTGCGCTTCGAACTCGGCGGCATCGAGCGAGCGCCCTCCTGGCGTACCCTGACCACCTTTGGCGGCTCGCCCATTCCCTATGGCCTCTTTTTCGTCCACAGCCTGATCGGTAGATTCTGGGTTTACACGGGCCTTCAGCAAGTGATGTCGATTGCCGGCACGTCCGTCACCGATATCACTCGCCTTTCCGGCCCCTATACCGGGACAGCGCAGGACTTCTGGCAGGGCGGCATGTTCAACGACCACCTGATCCTGAACAACGGTGTCGATGTGCCGCAGTACTGGGATCTGCCCAACGCGGCCACCGATCTCGCCGATCTCCCCAACTGGCCTGCCACGCACCGGGCGAAGGTGATCGCACCGTTCAAGGAATTCCTGATCGCCCTCGATGTGACCATTAGCGGCGAGCGCGACGACCGCCTCGTCATGTGGTCTCACCCCGCCGACCCGCTCCAGATCCCGCCTTCCTGGGACGTGGCCGACGAGACGCTCGACGCCGGGCAGGTTTCGCTCTCCGAAGGCGAGGACAAGATCATCGACGGCATGCAGGTCGGCAACCAGTTCATGATCACCACCGGCGCCCAGACGTGGGCGATGACTTTCATCGGCGGCCAGGACATCATGGCCTTCCGGCGGGTCTTCTCCGAGATCGGTTCGCTCGCGCAGGGCTGCGCCTCGACGTTCCTCAACAAAGTCTTTCAGGTGACCGGCGACGACTTTGTCATCCACGATTTGCAGAGCGTCACCAGCGTGGGCTATGACCGCACCAAGCGCTGGTTCTTCACCCAACTGACTCCGGCGAGCTATGACAAAGTGCGTGTCGTCCGCAAGATGACTGCTAAGGAGATGTGGATCTGCTTCTCCTCCGGCGGCACGCTGGTCAACAACCTCGCCTTAGTGTGGAACTGGCAGTTCGACACCTGGACGATCCGCGACATCGAAGACAACCACCACGCGATGGCCTCAGGGCCGACTTCGCCCACGGCGACCAGCACCAATGCCTGGGACTCGGTGGTAGGAACCTGGGCCGCGCAAGATTCCCTCACTTGGGAGTCCAATACCTATGAACGGGCGGTCGAGGGCCTCGCCTTGGCGTCGACTGCGCTGCGCCTCCGGGTGAACGGCGACACGGTAGCCGTGGACGACGCGACCGTGAACTACGTCGAGCGCACCGGCGTGGCGGTGAAGGGCTTGTCCCGCGGCGAGATCGTGATCGACCACGGGCACCTCGCGGTAATGCGCGAGATCTGGCCTAAGTTTGTCTGCGACGACGGCATTGTCTTCTCGATTACCGTGGGCTTCTCGATGAGCCGCAAGGCGCCGGTCGCCTGGCAGGCTCCCAAGGATTTCACTCAGGGCACGACCGTGAAGCTCGGCTTCTTCGGCACGTTCCGGTATCTGTCGTATCGCGTCGACTGCTTTACCGTGGGTGCCAACTGGAAACTCATCGGCTTCGACTTAGACCTCGAGCCGACGGCGAGGCTATGACATGCCACTAGACCGGCCGCTCCCCGACGACACCCGCGAAGCACTCAAGATGCTGTGGAGCGTCACCGAGGAGCAACTGATCGACATCAACCGGCACCGCGATTCGCTCCACAAGATCTGGCATGTGGCGCCAGCTAAGCCGCGCGAGGGTCTGCTTGTTTACGCCGACGGTGTGGATTGGAATCCGGGGGCGGGTGCCGGGTACTACGTTTTTTACGCGGGCGCGTGGCACCCGATGAGCGGCGGCGGTGGCGGCGGCGGCGGGTACACCACCGTTCAGGACGAAGGCGTGGCCCTCACCGTCAGAACGGCCCTCAACTTTGTGGGCGCAGGCGTCACAGCCACAGATGACGGCACGCGCACGGTGGTGACGATCCCCGGAGGCGGGGCGGCTCCTGTCACCAGCGTGTTCACCAGGACCGGCGCGGTTGTGGCTGTAACAGGAGATTACACGGCTGCGAAAGTCACCAACGCAGTATCTGACATCGGCAGCTACGCGAATCCAAGCTGGATTACCTCTCTGGCTTACGCCAAGCTCACGGGCGTCCCTGCCACCTTCACGCCAGCGGCACACGTTCATGCTGCTGCCGATGTGACCAGCGGCGTATTCGCCGTGGCCCGGCTCGGCACGGGCACGCCGTCAAGCACCACGTACCTCAGGGGAGACGGCGCGTGGACCGACCTGACATGGTCAACAAGTTCTGATCCGAGATTGAAACGTGACGTGCATGACCTCACGGGTGGGCTGGAAGTTATCGAAAAGCTGAGACCTGTAGAAGCTACATTTAACGGCTTGGGCGGCACTCGCGAGGGTCAGAGAGTGGTCTCGTTTTTAGCAACCGAACTTCGCGAGATTCTTCCGGGAGCAGTGAGTTCCCGGCGCGGCAAACTTCACCCGGAGGATCCGGACGAGACGGACATCCTCCAGATCGACGTCATGGAAGTCCTGATGCAAATGGTGGTGGCCGTCAAACAACTGAAGCAGACTGTGGATGAACTGAAAGCGGCTATCCCATGAGCACTGCGATTACAACTCCGGTTGAAGAGATTACAACTCCGGTTGTAGCCAAGCAGTTGGCTCCCCGGAAACTACAGGTTACGCGCATCGCCGCCGACATGGCGATCGAGCCTGCTGTGTGGGTGAGGCTCACCCCTTTCCTCAAGGCCGCCCTCGAGCACTGCCACGGCGAACTCTCGGAGTCTTCCATCAAGGCGCTCGTTGCTGCTGACCGGCAGCAAATTTGGGTTGCATTGGCCGGTGAAGGCGCGGAGTTGCTCGGCGTCATTCTCACAGAAATCTCAGAATACCCATGTTTGCGGGTGCTCCGCATCGTCCTGCTCCAGGGCATCCGCTTCAAGGACTGGAGCGGTCATGCCCGAGTGGCGCTCGAGATCTTCGCGCGGGAGCAGGGCGCATCGCGGCTCGAGGCTTCCGGACGCAAAGGATTGGCGCGATTACTCGCCCCGCTGGGGTTCGAGGTCGCCTACACCACGTTAATTATGGAGGTAAAGCAGCATGGGAAAGAGCGCCGGCGGGAACGTTAGTACTTCAACTAGCCAGTACCCACAGTGGCAACAGCCCGCTGTAAAAAGCTTTGTCGACGAAAGTACGAGGCTCTATCAGCAGGGCGGGCCGAAGCTATCGCCCGAGCCACGAGTTGCCGATTTCAACCAGGACGAGCTTGCCGCGCAGAAGCAGCTCGGTGCCGCGGTCACGCCGGCGCAGTACCTCGCTGAGCTCGGGACGAAGAGTGCGGAGTTCAACCTCGGGGCGGGGCGAGATCCGGCGACGAACCCGTACCTGCAGAACGCGATCTCGGCGGCGGTGGCGCCCATCGGAGATCAGTTGCTGACGCGGGCGCTGCCGGCCATCCGGCACCAGGGGATTGCGTCGGGTGGCTATGGCGGCTCGAGGCAGAGTATCGGGGAGGCGCAGGCGGTGCGCGATGCCGAGCGCGTGGCGGGGGAAGTGTCGTCTGGCCTGGCGAACCAGGGCTATCTGTCTGCTCAGCAGCAGGCGATGCAGACGATGCAGAACATCCCGCAGTTGCAGGCGAACCTGACGGCGCCGGGGCAGATCACGGGGGCGGTGGGCGCGCAGATTCGGGCGCAGGAGGAAGCGCAGAGGAACGAGAATGCCAACCGGTACGAGTATGAGCAGCGGTTGCCGTATGAGAACCTGCTGAACTACGGGAACCTGATCCGTCAGCCGTTCGGGGCCGAGGCGCAGTCGGAAGTGAAGGTGCCGCAGCAGAGTCCGGCGTCAGCCATCATCGGCGCGGGGCTGAGTATTCCGGCGCTGCTCGCGATCATCGAAGCGATGCGCAAGGGGCAGACTCCGGGCGCGGGGCAGGGCACCATTCCGGCAGGCACCACTGCGCCCACCACCGTAGGCACGCCGCCGGGCGGCACCAGCAACTTCTTCGGGTAAGGAGACTGACATGGAATACATTGGTAACCGACCGAATCCCTATCCTGACGATCCCACTTACCGCTGGTGGCTTGATCCCAACTGGATCTATGGCGGCATGAATCCTCCTCCGTTCAGCCCTGAAGGAGCGGGTGAACCCGGTGGCGGCCGAGGCGGCGGCGGCGGCCAGCAAGCGCCTACACAGCCCAACGAGGGGCAGACCACCGAGACGCCCGAAGGCACTGACCCAGCGCAGTTTGCTCCTGGAACAGGGAATCCGGTTTTCAAGACCGAGACCATCGGCAACCAGCCTGCTCCCCTTGAAACCCTGCCGACGGAGTTCGGAAACCTCGACCCCGGCCTCGCCGAGTACCTCGCGACATTGCCCGTCCATGAAGGCGGAGGCACCGGCGGCGGCGGTGGCGATTACAAGACCTACTTCACTGATCCGAGTGGAGGTGGCGGAGGTGGCGGCAATACCAACACCTATTGGGACTTCCCCGATACCGGTGGCAGCGGCGATACCAAAACCTATTTTACTGATCCTCCCGCCGAAGAGCGCGGCAACACCTACACCTACTTCTCCGATCCAAGTTTCGGCGATCCTACTAAGGGTAATACCTACACTTACTTCACTGATCCGAGTGCCAAGGATTACTACACCTATTTCGCTCCGGTTCCAACTAGACCGCCCATAAACGGTCCGGTGAATCCTCCAACAGAGCTTCCGCCGCTAGAGTTTCCGCCGATCCGGACGAATCCGCAGCAGCCCCAGCAGCAGCAGCCCATCGGGCAGGCGCTCG